ACGTATATGCTTCTACAAAGCAAGTTGTAGGCAATAACTCTGGTAAGAACAAGGCATCAATTAAGTCAGCATCTTCTGGTGGAGATTCAATGCAGTCAGTAAAGGAAGACCTTGCTCTTCTATTTGGTGACTCATCTGATCTTTCTGAAGATTTCCGTCTTAAGGTAAGCACACTTTTTGAGGCTGCTGTTTCTACAAGAGTTAATCTTGAGACAGCCCGTCTTGAGGAAGAGTTTGAGCAGAAGCTCGAAGAGTCTTATGACGAAATCAAGCAAGAAATGATGGAAAACATTGATAACTATCTCAACTATGCAGTTGCAGAGTGGGTATCAGAAAATAAGCTTGCTATCCAAAGTAGCATTCGCACACAGGTAGCCGAATCATTCCTTAGCGGATTGAAGGGTCTATTTGAAGAACATTATGTTGAAATTCCAGATGATAAGGTTGATGTTGTTGAGTCAATGTCTTCACGTATTGAAGAGCTTGAGAAGCTTGTCAATGAGACAACTGCCGATAACATTGCTTTGTCAAAGATTGTCAATGAGAAGGAAGTTAAGGATATCACTGATAGTCTTTCAGAAGGAATGACAACAACTCAGAAAGATAAGTTTACTAAGCTTATTGAAGCTGTAGATTTTTCTGACGCTGTAGAGTTTCGCAAGAAGGCAAACATCATTAAAGAAACATACTTCTCTGCAAAGAGTGAAGTAAAGGTTGTTGAGGACCAACTTCTTAGCGAAAGCGTAGAGGAGCCTGAAAAGGAACCATCTATCGACACAACAATGCAGATGTATGTTTCATCGCTTTCAAAGACATTAAAAAAGTAAGATTTATAAATAATATTACAAATAAACTCTAAAGGAGAAAAAAATGAATATTCTAAATGAAGAATTAATTGCAAAGTGGAAGCCTCTTCTTGAGCATCCTGATCTTCCAAAGATCACTGACACTCACAGACGCAATGTTACCGCACAGCTTCTTGAGAACACAGAGAGATCACTAAGAGAGCAAGCCGCTTTCAATCCACAGTCACTTCTTAACGAAGCTCCAATCAATGCTGTAGGAACAGGTGGATATGGTGGCGCTGGTGGATCAGGTGTTGCTGGTTACGACCCAATCCTTATCTCACTCATTCGTCGTTCAGTACCAAACCTCATTGCTTATGATATCTGCGGCGTTCAGCCAATGACAGGTCCAACAGGACTTATCTTCGCAATGCGTTCACAGTATGCTAACAGCACTGCAAAGGGAACTGAGGCATTCTATGACGAAGCCGATACATCAAAGGCAACAATTGCTTCTGGTGCAAACACATTCGGTAACGCACAGACAGGAACAAACGGCGGATTCGCTTTTGCTTCTGGCGCTGACGCATATAACTTTGCACAGGGCATGACCACAACTCAGTCAGAAGCTCTCGGTTCATCTGAGACATTCCCTGAGATGGCATTCTCAATCGACAAGGTATCAGTCACTGCTCGTACACGTGCGCTCAAGGCTGAATACACCATGGAACTCTCACAAGACCTTAAGTCAGTTCATGGTCTTGATGCAGAGACAGAGCTTGCCAACATCCTTCAGTCAGAAATTCTTGCTGAGATCAATCGTGAGGTTGTTCGCACAATCAATCTTTCTGCTGTTAGAGGTGCTGCAACAGGTACAACATCTGCTGGTATCTTCGATCTTGACACAGACTCAAACGGTCGTTGGTCAGTTGAGAAGTTCAAGGGTCTCATGTTCCAAGTAGAGCGTGAAGCCAACCAGATTGCCAAGGATACACGTAGAGGCAAGGGTAACATCATCATCTGTTCTTCAGACGTAGCTTCTGCTCTTCAGATGGCTGGTGTTCTTGACTATACTCCTGCTCTTAATAGCAATAACCTTCAGGTTGATGACACAGGAAACACCTTCGCTGGTGTTCTCAATGGTCGCTTCCGTGTTTACATTGACCCATATACAACTGGCAACTATCTCACAGTTGGATATAAGGGAGCCAATGCTTTCGACGCTGGTATCTTCTACTGCCCATACGTACCACTTCAGATGGTTCGTGCAGTCGGTCAGGATACATTCCAGCCAAAGATCGGCTTCAAGACACGTTACGGCATGGTCGAGAACCCATTCGCTCGTTCAGTACAGGGAACCCCTGCTCTCGGAAACGGCGCTCTTGGTTCACAGACAAACGCCTACTATCGTCGTGTTATCGTCAACAACATCATGTAATAAGAAGTCGGGTAAACCGAACAGAACTGGGGGGGCTTTTGCCCCCCTTTTTTTATGCCTCTTGCATTTTTATAATTTGTCTAAAATGCAACAAATCAGCAAAATATGATTTTGCATGTAGCTTTGCATCATAAACGCTGCAAGGTTCTTCTAAACCAAAACGATCAACTTGGCTAACCCTGCCATTAGTAGAAAACTGATAGACATAAAATGTCTTTTCGCCATTCCAAGTAATAAACTGGTCTAGCTTATAGTTGGAACCAACAATGACATTGACAGCAGCATCGTGGAAATCGATATAAGTTTTCATGACAGCCTCCGTGTTGATTTAATAAAAATAACACACAAGAATGGAAAGTCAACAATTAATTTCCAAAATATTCCTGCTGGTTCATTTTATATTTCTCAGCAATTTCAATCGCTTCTTCTTCGGAATAATGTGTAATATCACATTCTGCGTAAGAAGATGACAAGTCTTCTTTTTTATCAAAATCTACAACAGAATAAAATATCATAATATTATTGTTTGCACTAATCCTGATATCAATTCCTACGATTTCTTTCTTTTTTGCATACGCATGAAAATCTGGAACTTGACGTTTCCACTCTTCACCTTCAAAAGTGAGAGTCTCTGTCTTAAAAGTCTTTCGGCAGCGAGGAACCCAAAACTGGTGCCCAGCATCATACTTTGTCTCTATGATCATTTAATAATCCCTTATTTGAACCTCTATGTGGATTATACAAAACCTTTCTAATAAGTCAACAGAAAAAAACTTGTTGACAGAATTTTGTATATGGATTAAATTTATAAAGTGTCGTTGTGGCACTTATTTCAACTTAAACATGTAAAAGGTGAAAATATGAACGTTACTAATACTAAGATTGATCGTGTTCTTGAAGCATTTAAGTCTGGTGAGGAGCTTACTGGTAATCAGATTCGTGCACGTTTTGGTGTCGCCAATCCCCGTGCTACCGTTTCTGATCTCCGCATGAAGGGTTATCCCATTTATTGCAACGAGCGCAAGACCACCAAGGGTATTACCCACAAGTATCGCCTTGGCACCCCTTCTCGTGAGGTTATTGCCGCTGGTTATCAGTATCTTGCTCTCCTCCGTCAGAGTGCGTGATACAGCTAATAGCTAAGTTATTGATAACTCAGGGAGAAATCCCTGAGTTTTTTTATAAAAAAAGTGTTTGACACCTGTTCTGAGTGTGGTATTATCAATCATCAAATGAGGAGACAGACATGGACGAGATCGGGGTTGTCACAGAAGATCGCTTTAAGATCGTAAAGATCGTAAATTCCCTATATGAGCGTCTGGATGATGTTCGCCGTGGTCTGGCGGTTAAGGTTGCTCCTGATGATGAATTTGATTTGGGCATCAACTGCCGCCTAGCTAATGAAGAATTGTGGTTGACTGAACTTCTTCTTAAAATTCAACGCTCTTGAGGAGGTCAATATGAATATCAATGAATACATTGATGTCGCCAATCGCATCGAATCGCTAATTCGTCGCTCTGAAATGTTTGGCAAGAACAAGGATGATATCCTTCAGGAATTGCTTTTCATTGCTGTTGATTTGCGTACTCAAGCAAATCGTATTGACGAACACTTTGAAAAGCAGTACCTTAACGAATCGACAATCTCTTTCCGCTCTTGAGGAGACACACTATGGCAAAGCGCAAAACGTATGATGTTGAAAAGCTTCGCAATATTGTAAACGACATGCTGGCTAAAAGCGTCTGTTCTTCAGGCGAACGTAAGTCCATGCAAGTCATACTTGAGCGTGTTTTGATGGAAACGGGTAACTATAACGGTTACAGTTACTTGACTGAGGACAAGGTTCCTGAAGGTCATCTTCCTGGCATCAATGGTGCGGTTTTTTATGAAACCCTTAATCCCACACCTAAGCAGATGTTCGAAAACACTGATAATACACGGGTTCGCTACCTATAATTTTCAAAAAAAGTAGTTGACACCTGTTCTGAGTATGGTACTATAAATCATCAACAACGGAGGTTGATTATGAAGTTCCAGAAAGAACTCTTTAACTACCACGGTGGATATCTTACCTACGGTCCTGAAAATAAGTTCATTGCCCGTTTTAAGTATCGTGGAGTTGGTCCTAAGA